GTGTAATTGACGAAATTTATTTGACCCATAGCTGTAAGATCAGATGCCAACTGAATGTTCACAAAATTTTTGTGATAAAACCATGGCAGCGTCATTTCATCAGCTTTTGATCCTTGGGGAAAGATCCACATATGGGGACGTTGGGAAGTTGGAATAAACCACCTATTCCCAGTATCATTTACAATAGTGGATGGTGTGACACCTTGCATTGGAATGTAAGATCCTATCATAGCGCCATAATAAAATGGTGACGCGTTAACAAGAACTTTAACCTTCAACTTACATTGCATAAAAGCGAAATTATTCACTTTATATTTAACGCGAGTGTCGTTCCAAAACAAATGCCACGGAGCAATGGTCCTAGTAGTTCCAATAGCATCAGACTGCAACCACTGGAAACTTGCAATTTTGACGGGGCGGGACAAGAACTCAGATAGATTAACATCTGTCGTTTGATCGTGCCCAGACACACCATCATAGGATCGGTCAATGCCTACGCTAAGACCGACAGACTCATCAATAAAACGAGTGGTACCTTGTACCAACTCACCCGCTTGATGTCCCTGCCCTGTCACAACATCGGCATCAGCCTGCATAACACAGACCGGAAGCATTAAGTATGCTTCATACTGCATCTTTTCTAGTAAAGACGCACAACTGGAGATTCTTTCACGGGAATCTACCAAACCTTGTTTAGTGTTGGCAATTTAAAATAATCTAATAGGGGTTAATCAGACCACACTACAGATGATTTGTTAAGGAAGTTTACTCTCCCGCGCTGCGCATGAGTTGCGCAGCAGACTATACACTACATCTAAAATATACAACATATAGTGGCATGTTTAACGTCCTGCCGGGACAGTATGCCTTACACTGTAGGGCGCGCTGCGATACGGTTACGCAGCTTTACGTGCTTGGAATTGTCCCAGAATTGTGTGACTAATTGTTCCCAAGTAGGGAATGTGCTGTCCTCAACATACACTGCAAGATTGCACTCCACAACAATCTGCTGAAACATTTCTCGCTTTTGGTGGAAAACATCACGACCGTAGAAGAAGTACTCACGGACAGCGCTAGAAATAGCTGAGATGTCTCGAGCCTGAGGACTGCACACTTTGCTCGCTGTACAAATCATAAGACTTTTGATGATGGACTCTTCTTCTAAAGGCGCCAAGTATGCACCTACATCGCAGTCCCAAACCCATTTGCGTTTTAAAAAAGAACAATCGCTAATATGAATGTATGGGACGGATGGAGCGTCTTTATCAGCCATGGTGTAAGGAATACCAACATCAGCGAGCACACTCTGAATGCTAGTGTGAGTGAACCAAGGAGCTTGGGCAGAAACACCCATAATGTTGTCATCACCATACGACATCATAGCCACCATCTCGAAAAAAGACTCTTTGTGTTGCTGAGGAGCCAAGATGTCCCAACAATATAACATATAGAGTACATTGATAATACCATTTATAATAACCGTAAGTGGATGACCTGATGGATTAGTACCCCAAAATTTGAACATGTGACCATCAAAGTCAGTCATAGGAAAACAGATGTCAAAAGCTATGCCCACAAGTTCTTGCAATTCAACAGCAGTGTAATGTCCGCTAAGCGTGAGTATACGAGATATCACCCAAAAAGCCCATAACATAACAGCACCAGGAACTTTCTTATCGAAAAAACCATAATCTCCAGCGATCATTCGCTCTACGCCATGCACGGTAATGCGCTCAAGTATCTCTTCCCATTCTAGCGATTGGGCTATAGTGCCGGGGGCAGAACACCAAACAAATCTGTTATTTTGCACGCTCATCGGGACACACAGCATGAGTTGACGAATTAGTAAACTTGAAGCAAGCTCAAGTGAACTAAACAGACGCGTCTTCCCTTTAGCAGCCTTAGCCTCTGTCAACGCCTGATCTTTGAGATGGATACAAAATTGAGGGTGATACTGTTCACCACGTGCATAAGCTGCCTTCATAGCTTCAATCCGCTCTTTGATCTCATCATCGACATCATAAAACACGCAACCGGGAGGACTATCTACCTCAATAAGATGCTGACGCTTGGAATGTTTGTAGGGCGCACCAGCAGAAGTAGACTTATTAATCGGGTCACAATAAAGTAAACCTGGTTTGCCATTTATCGCGGTGAACATATCAAATGGGTGAATACATTCTTTGGCGTCAGCATCTAGCTCCTTCCATATGTGCTGAGAGAAAGTGTTGGCGCATTTTGCTAATCTATCTTTATCAAATTGAACTGCGGGATGCACCATTTCTTGAAATGCGGTATAAAAGGGTCTGTAATCCATAGGAGGAGCTACCCATTTGTTGTTGTAACCACGCGATTGCATCGCGCCGCAAATGGTGGTCTCCGTAACTTTACTCTTAGGTTTGGTTTTAAAACCTTCAAAAGTACCGAAAGCATCCACAGTACCTACTTCTGTAAACATAGCTGGGCATTTAGGATGCATTGGACCCAACTGGCGCTGAGCTGAAGGGGCACTAATAGGTATCGATCCGCTAGAGATGTTGGGTACACCCAATTCGCGCACGGCCTCGCGGATTAAAGCTCGAGTGATAAATATATTTCCTGAAAACGTCGGTCCTCCTACTGCATGTATACCCAATATCACTGAACCGGCACTGTTCTGGACACACAGAGGAGCGCCACACATACCGAACCAGGTGGCTGGGACATTACAACCCCATATACCCTGGTGATGATCAACAGCGCGCCCATAACCATCTTTGTTGATAAGAGGCGCTGTCAATCTAGTGATAGCTAAAGCCGGGTGCTGAGTCATATCACCTTCTGGGTTGCGCCACAAATGAAAACCATCCCAACGTATATCTTGTAAGTCTTGGGTGAAATAGTCTGAAATGTTCTTGCGTGGTGGCATATCAGTAATGCGGATAAAAACCAAGTCAGAGTCATTCCAGAAATAACACTGGCTTGGTGTGATGAGCATATCATCCACACTAGGTCCTACTGTACTTGAATTGGACTTAACTGACAAGTAGAATGGACCACCTGGGAAGACATGCTTGTTAGCAGCCCACATCTGTCCACATATGTGAACCATATTAGCACGCGAACCAACACCTTTCTTGTGCGGCAGAGTGTTAACATTAATATAAACGGTGTTGTCAGATACAATTTTAATAAAGTCTACCGTAGATTTGTTCGTGGCACACTTGGATGTAGGTGTGAGTTCGCACCCTGTTAAGGCTGGAGGCTCGCGATGATAAAAAGGTTTTTCCTTCTCACTCGCACGCGCTACAGGTGCTCGTGCACCACTAAGGATATTACCCTGCATTGTATAGCGCGGGGTCGAGCTAATCCATTCTGTAGTCTGGCACTCATACTCGTAAGTTAACGTAGTTTCTTTGTCCTTTGGAACGTCAGAGTGTAGCACGTACTTGGATATGAGCCCGTACACTACTGACATAGTGCCTAGGCACATGGCAGCTGTAACAAATTTCAACATCAGGCTCGAGTATCCGACAGAGTGTTGCAATCTATGACCAATACATCGAAGAAACATACTTCCACCTTCGACGGTAGTGAACATACAGCATGCCATACGAAGTCTCCAGTTTTTCCCTAATATGTAGTACAAAAAGAAGGAGAAGAACCATGACGTGTACCACCATCTTGTCATGAGGTGAAAACAGTAAATGCGTGTTCGCAACCACAATGGGCACGTGGCGATAATCGCTTTATCGCTCATATATGCGTCATAAGGAGCCGTATCGGTAAATTCGATATAAATTTGCTCATAAAAACAATAATGGTTTTGCTCGTTTTCACACGAGATACATAAATTAGTGGCGATTCTTCTAAACTGATTCCAATATGATTCTGGCGATGTTGATGTGAGCTCGGCCTGCATACTGCCCGATGCTAAGTCAATCGCTCCAGTACGAGGAATACCCTCATTGGTTTTTGACCATTTGCCACTCTTGAACTTGATGTTGCCTTTATGATGTATAAACCAAAACTGGTCTGGAAGACTTATCGATTTGAAATGAAATATCATCTGTTCCAGCGTCAACATCTTACGCACACGCCACGGGCTCGGGTCTCGTATAACGCGAGTTTGTCCACTAGCAGAGACATACGCAAAATCGCGCAATATTGGATCCTCTGAGTTGAAAGATGATAGAAAACCTGGCATGGCACCATCGCCATAAAGATTGACGGGTGTGGGTAATGTCCAAATATCATCAGTGGGTTCTTCTTCGTCAGGACGCGCCATTAACGCTTGCATACGCAACTGACGACGGACTTCATTGTCCACATTGACCTCAGCAAAACATGAGCACATCTCAAGAGGCATATGGCAGTGCTCGCACTTTTTGAGTTCACCTACAGACGATGCTTTCATAGCAGCATCTTGAGACTCATTGTGATCCTTGATATAAGAGGTAAACCACAACAAGAAGTCTTTGATGTTGTCAAACTGGCCTGTAACGGTGAATTTGGCGTTGTGTGCACCATCATCGCTTGCACTGAGAATATTAATATTCCAAATATCCATATATTTGTCAGGTTCGTTGAGCAACTTGTTGCGATCCAACATACCTCTTTCATCAGCAAATTCTCTCTTGAGGATAAGACTGATAGTGAGAAACCGGCGCGCCATAGCAATGGGGAACGAAAAATATTCCTTAGCATTGAGGTGAATAGTGTTAGTAGTGGCAGTCACCAGCTCACATTTAAAAGGAGTGCGACCTTTGTCTTCAAGTGCCGCTTGATTAGGTACAAATGCAACATTGTTGATGATTTGTATAAATTCACCAACAGATGCGTCAAGACCCAAATTAGGATTCATCTGACCTGCATCATCTATAACGCACGAGTGCATGTTTGAGGCAAAACCATCCCAATATTCAGTACCAGGGACTCTATTGTATCGGAAATGTGTGTCGGTAGGGAGTCCTCTCACGGCACAATGATGGTAATAGCATATATCTTGAAATTGACTTTTGCCAATGCTCGTGTCTCCATGAATTAGGAGGGCTAACGGAGCTTTACGACGGCCTGTTGCAGCTTTTTTCGTAATAAGGTTTGCATCAATGGCTTTGAGTATATTGACCTGAGCCATCACAAACTTCTTGTCGAGTTTTTCAAGGGATTTGAACTTGACCATATTATCACCTTTCGTTATAGCTTCCTTTAAATTGGCAACGTATTCAAAATAATTGGTGCCATGGGCTTCTAGCGAACTTATATGATTGGAAAGGCGCTGCAGGCGCAGTGACTCCTCGTACCAATCTCCATACACTCCTTCAGAGTGAAAGATAGGTGAAAAAGAACCTGTCTTGAC